TTTGCACCGCAGAATTTGTAACTGACCCGGTGCTCGAAGCGATTGGGTTTGCAATAACAGAAGTTCCTTCATTCGTCTGAGCGTAAGCGGTGTTACAGCACAGAGTTACTGCGAGAACACACTTAACGAAGTAGTTGTAGATTCTGTTTCTATCGTCCGTGTGATGTCTTGAGTTTCTGTGACAGCGTTGGCTGCTCTGGTTACTATCTCTAACTGCCAATTTTCTGCTCCGGTATTCATTGAGTAAGTAGTGCCCGTAGCTCCAATTGCTGCACTCGGAGTGGCGTTGTGTCCCGTGTAACTGGAGTATGCTCCTCCAAACTTTTCGATTTCGATTGTTTCTGTAATTGTTTGCTCTGTGGTTGTGGTGCTGTTCATTGAGCCTTGAGTAAAGGCTGGTGCAGTGTTCGCGAATGCTCCAACTGGACTGAAAAGACTCAGTAAAACTAGCCATGTGAGCTTGGTCATGGTTTACTTTTCGCAATGTTATCTCCCTCTATCTTAGGTTTTTTTTGTTTTCCGTTGGTATCAACTGCGCGTGAGATTCCATAACCAGCTAAAGATCCACTAAAAATGGAGGCTATAAAAGTAGGATCCATTTTTTGAAAGTAGCCCATGTACGAGAGTGTTAGCAATGCAGCACTCCACCCAAGAACTGATACTTTTACGACTTCACCGAGTAATTCGAACGATCGTTTGCTACTTTGGCCTTCTTCTTCTTCAGCCATGGCGTAGAAATTTACGTGTCGTACCTTAAGATACTGCCTTGATGATTACTTTTAAATGAGAAAATACGATTTGACTGTAGTAGCTAAAATTAAAGGACGGGATCATCTCCTTTCTCAATTCGTTTGTGAAATTATTTAATGGCTGAGACTGCGAAGAAAAAACATCCTGAAAAATGGGCTAGAGCCAAGGCTAAAGCTCGTAAGAAAATGGGCGGACACTCTGCTCGAGCTATGCAGTTGGCTACCAAATATTACAAAGACGCGGGCGGAGAGTACGAAGGTAAAAAATCTAAGAAAAACAAACTCTCTAAATGGTCTAAAGAGGATTGGCAGACCAAAGAAGAGTATGAAAAAAAGTGATTTTGGAGAAGAAGCTTACGTAACTTGCATTTTTGACGAACGCTCTGTACGTGCGTTAAATGACGCTGTTATTTTCACTTTGAATAATTGGGCTGGTCAAGGAGATATTGACCAAGAAAAAATAATAGATTTGAGATACTTCCTACAAGGAGCTATATTTGAGTTTGAGTATGGAAGAGGCAGTGGCGGATAGAGCTCGGGAAAAAGGGAGGACAGAACGTTATTTGCCAAAAGCAGCGTGGGCGTCTATGTCAAAGGAAGAGCGTCGTGCTACCGACGAAAAGAAAAAGCGTGCCACGAAGGGAAAGCCTGTCAATACGCATGTAGCTAACACTGAGACAGCAAAAAGAGCTGGTAAAAAAGCTCGTTCTTACAAAGCATCCAAGAAAAATGGCTAAACAGGGAACTTGTTGGGACGGCTACGTTCAAGAAGGTATGAAGAAAAAAGGGAATCGTATGGTTCCTAATTGCGTTCGGGCGAAGAAGAAGTCTCGGGCTCATCTTCGCAAAAAGAGTAAGTAGATCCCATAGTTGGACCTAACGGAGTGTCCTTACTATCTTCGTCAAAATCAAATTCGTAGAAAAGGGGTTCTAAATCTTTTGCTTCTGTAGTTGTCCAGTACTCATGTAGTGCTTCTGTTTGTATATTTAGATCTTTTAATGTCTTTTGAGTCTTGTATTCAACCCAGTCTTCTTGGCAGTTTTCACGAATTTTTAAAACCCAAGGATTAAACCTAAATTTTTCATTCAGAAAACATAAAAATTCCGTGGCCTGGTAAGCCATAGCGTTCACCTTGTTGTACTTCATGGGTTTCATTTGAGAAAAAATCTAAGTACGTATTATTAATACTAAAATAAAGGATATAAACGCAATCTAGATCACATGGCTCAGGTCACCTTTAATCGTGAACTTGGGGCTGCCCCAGTCGGGATTACTCGTTTTAGTCAGTATCGCTCTGAAAACGGTGGCAACGTCGTTGTCAATTTCACCACAGAGGATACTTCTGAAGGATTCTTTAAACGTGCTGATAAGTACGGTGTTACCTCTAGTGCCACTGGTACAGGTACTGTGACACTCCAAGCGGGGTCCATGTCCGTAAAGCGTGTTTTCATTATGGACGGAACTGACGGTTCTGTTTTGGGTGAGGTTGCTCCTCCTAAGACTTCAAACCGTCTTGATGTCTCGTTCACTTTCTCTGTGGGAGCGTCTGTTGAGAACTATCTATATGTTGAAAAGACTGATCGTTCTCCCTGTGTTTACCGCGTCACTTACACTGCTGCTTAAACCCAAACAGTAAAAAAAATGACTTCCCCACAAGATTGGGAGTGCTCTATCGCTGAAAAAGTCTTAGAAACTATGGAAGAAGGGGGTAAAACCTCTTCTTCCTACTATGTTTCTTTACAAGAGCAACTGAAGCTGTGTGAGAAAAAAAATCAACAGCGTAGTCCTGAATCCTGATGGGTTTCTGTACGTATTAGCTGCTCTCCTTACGCAGTCAAGCTCACTGTCTTGGAAGCAGTTTTCTAGTCTTTACAACTCAACTTTAAGAGCTGCTCTGGTGGTGTTGTTATTTCACTTTGTCTTAGGCAAAATAAATCAAAGACACCAACGCTAGAACCAGGGTGACTACTGATAAGCACCCTCTTCTGAGTCAATCTCTTTATGCCAAGCATGATACTTGGTTGACTACTTCTGCTCAAGATCCTGATGAGCTAGATCCGACTGAAAAGCTTTTTGTTCAGCGAGGTAGTGCTTGGGAGTGGATTCAGATAGTTATTTCAGCTGGTACTCCTTTCAGAGAGGTGCGGCTAAAAGCGCAACCCGAAACCTCCTGGTATTTTTATCAACCGCATTGGAAAATAATTAATGACCTAGACAAAGAATTTTTATACAAACCTAAGAAACATGTGCAACTAAATACTCCTTATATACATCAGTTAGGTACTAATGATACAAACTGTTTTAGTGCGTCTTGTGCCATGTTATTAATGTCTCTCAAAGACATCAGCCCAGACGAAGCTAAAGATTATATGGACGCGGTTTGTGAAAACGGAGAAAGTTCTGAAGCTTGGGTACAGGTTAAAACGTTAGAACAATACGGTCTGCACGCAGAGTTTCGACAAGACGGGGACTGGAATGCCATAGAACAGCTTTTAAGAGATGAAATTCCAGTGCCTTTAGGTATTTTGCATGCAGGACCCGTTGACAACCCAGGCGGAACAGGTCATTGGGTTTGTGCCGTGGGCATAACCGAAGACCAGAAATACATAATCGTACATAACTCTTTAGGTGACTTGGATCTAGATGAGGGTGTTTATGAGTCTGATCATGGAGCGCATGTTAAATATGAGAAAACAAAGTTAGCTCCTCGCTGGATGGTGGAGAAAGGCTACAGTTCTGGGTGGTACATCAAAGCAAAACCATGACTTCGTATAACCAGATCTTTGAGACCTGGAGCAACGAGCAAGAAAATCGAAAAGCTTTGTTTATGGACTTTTTGTATCAGCGTTCTGGTCGGTCCAACAGCTTATATACCGGTTTGTGGGACGAGTGGTGCAGAGAGTCAGGTGAATCTGCTAGGGAAGATCATTTCACTGCTGTTTATACAGGTGATTGTAAAATTAAAACAGCCTAAGATTATTTAATATGGCGCAGCGCGATTATGAAAAAGAATATCGTGATTACCACGGTTCAAAGCGTCAAAAGAAACGTCGTGCTGCGCGTAACAAGGCTCGTCGACATATGGAAAAGAGTGGCAGAGTATTTAAGGGAGACGGAAAAGAAGTCGATCACAAAGATTTCAACCCGGAGAATAACAACTCTTCGAATATTCGGGTAGTAAAAGAGAAAACTAATCGCGAGAAACAGCCCAAACGAAGCTAAACTAAACCTATGGAAAAACAAAACTTCCTTCAGCGACCTGGTGGACTAGGTCCGACCGGTGCCTTGAAACCTCTCGGTATGTCTGCAGCTCAGCCTGCTTCATACATGAACGACGCAATTAGTATGACGTCGCGTCGTCAAGCGTATACCGACGATGTAAACAGGGTATTTGCCCAGTACAACATCGATCATGGAACTTACATGAGGGCTCCTGTTAACCCTCTTCCCTACGCTGATGGGAACATTACTAAGTCTGCTGAGGTGACCGGGCTTGCTGGTTACAACCATCAAGAGATGCCTTTACCTGAGCGTCCGATGGATATGTCTGCGGGACAGTATGTTCACGAGACGGTCAATCAGGTTGACCCAGCTATGCG